CAAGTGCCCGAATGATGAGATCAAATATGTTCTTCACTCATTATATTATAATATTATGAATGTTGAGCACAACTTGTTTGGTTGGGCAAGAACAATGTGTAAATACGGAGATCTCTTCTTGTATCTTGATATAGATGAGAGTCTTGGTATCAGAAATTGCATTGGCTTGCCTCCAGAAGAGATTGAAAGATTGGAGGGTGAAGACCCAACCAATCCAAACTATATTCAGTTCCAATGGAATCAGGGTGGACTAACTTTAGAAAACTGGCAAATAGCACATTTTAGAGTTTTAGGGCACGATAAGCATGCCCCATACGGAACAAGTGCTCTAGAGCCTGCCAGACGCATCTGGAGACAATTGACTTTGTTAGAGGACGCTATGATGGCTTACCGGATTGTTAGAGCCACTGATCGTCGTGTATTCAAAATTGATGTTGGAGGTATAGCCCCACAAGATGTAGAACAATACATGCAGAAGGTGATGACACAACTTAAAAGACACCAAGTGGTAGACCCTACGAGTGGTCGTGTTGATTTGAGATACAACCCATTATCAGTTGAGGAAGATTATTTCATACCCATTCGAGGTGGTACATCAACTACTGATATAACCAATCTTGCCTCGGGTAATTTTACTTCACAGATCGAAGATGTAAAATATCTACGAGACAAATTATTTTCCGCTCTTAAAGTTCCTCAGTCATACTTGTCAATGGGAGAAGGAGCAACCGAAGATAAAACAACTCTAGCACAAAAAGACATTCGATTTGCCAGAACTATTCAGAGACTCCAACGTGTTGTCATAGCGGAACTTGAAAAAATAGGAATAATACATCTTTACACTATGGGATATAGAGGTGATGACCTTTTGGCTTTTAAATTAGCCCTGAACAACCCAAGTAAAATTGCCGAAATGCAGGAACTGGAGCATTGGAAATCTAAGTTTGATATCGCTGCTGCTGCGACTGAGGGTTATTTTTCTAAACGATGGGTTGCCGAAAATCTTTTAGGATTAACTTCTGATGAATTTATTCGTATGCAGAGAGAACTATATTCTGATGCCAAATTCAATGCTAGCATCGAACAGGCAGGTCAAGCACCAGAAGCCGGCGGTGGCGGAGGTGGAGGATTAGATATGGACACCGGAGGTGATGATGATTTGGATTTAGGAACTGATGATTTGGATTTATCCGAACCAGCAGGTGACACCTCAGATACCGGAGGTGATGACAAAGGAGATGATGTTTTATTAGCGGCTCCAAAAAGAGATGACGATAATCCAAAAAAACGAGGGCCGTACAAAAAACGTCAATTCTCATACAAAAAAGGTGCTTTGAAAAAGAACATGATCAACCAAGCAAATACAGAAATAGGAACTTTAAGAAAAACATTTCCCGGTAAGATTGGATTTGGTGGATTGGACTCTTTAGCGAGAGGCGTAACAGAGTCGAATAATTCAGATATTTTTGAAGAAGATAAACTATTTAATACTGACTTTGAAATAAAGTCTCTCATAGAATCATTAAAAAAGGTTGACGAAGATGAAACATAATAAGAAAAGAAACACCGCTTTTCTTTACGAATGCCTAATAAAAGAATTAACAAAAGCAATCGTTCGAGAAGACAAAAAAAGACAAACAATTACAAAGAAAATCTTGAAAGAATTTTTTTACAAAGGTGCCACTCTTAAAGAAGAATTAGCCCTGTATAGTTCACTACTAGAAAGTAAAGAACTCAGCCCAGATTTTTCTCGACGGCTGTTAACGGAGACAAAAAAGGACTTTGATGGATTAGATAGGAAAGCAGTATTCAACCAACAGACTAATCTTATCAACAAGATAAACAAACAATTAGGGCACGGAGTGTTTTCTAATTTTGTCCCAAATTACAAAGATCTCGCAACCCTAGGTCTATTCTTTCAGAACTCAAAACTTGGAGCGAAGAAGAGAATTATGCTAGAGAATAATTTAGTTAATTTCCTAGGAAGAAAAGAAAAGATGCTAACAGAAATGCGGCACTTGGACAATCTGGAATATAAAACATTCGTTAATAAATTCAACAATGCTTATGATAGAACTTTGCTCAAAGAACAAAAGGACTTGTTGACAAACTATATTGTTTCATTTTCTGATAATGGTGTTGGTCTAAAAAGTTTTTTAAATGAAGAAATTGGAAGGCTCAAGAACATCGTTGAACAGTACACTATAGACGAGAGTAAAAGCCCTTATTTGGAAAATTTTAAAAAAGTTAAGACTAAACTGGACAAGTACTCAGAAACTCCAATAAATCAGCAAATGGTTGAGGAAGTTTTTTATATTCAAGACCTAATAGCGGAGGTACGACGTAATGAGCATCAAAATTAACATAGCGGATAATGATACCCCCATGGAACAACCCAAGAAAGACTCTGGGATTAAAATTGAAATAACAAAGAGAGATAGAATAGAGTGGGACTTGAATCTCAAAACCGCTTTAAATGGTGATCTTATGATTTTAGACCATAAAGATATCGACATTGTAGTTAAACCAGATTCCAAAAAGATAGTTACTTTTGCTAAAGAATTAGTGTCGGATGTAGTTTACGGAGCAGAATCTAGATTACTTGAGTACCTAAGGAGACAAGGGGTCATAGTACATGATTCAATTCAAGGTGGTAACATTTATGGATCATTGGAAGGAAAAATAATGAATTCAAGCACTTTCCACCCGATAAAGACAACTCTACTAAAAATATCAGATTGGATGAAAACGGAAGAGCCATATATAAAAGGTAGCACCGCTTATGATGATATGCAGGATGACCTACTATTAGAGCCGGACAATGAAAACTCAACCGAACTTGGAGAAGTACCTCACTCGGAGAAAAAAGGATCAATAGATAATTCGAACCTATTTGCCCCTTATCTTTATGGAAGGTATACATATTAATGAAGAGTTTGTTGGAAAGTTTTAATCGATTTATAAAAGAATCCAAAGAAGGAATCGATTTACCGAATGTTGGGAATATTGCTTTGTATCATGATAAACAATCAGACAATCAACAATTGATACTTTACTACATGTCCAGCATCCAAGGTGCCGGCCCTTTTGTTTTTGCGGCCTCCGGTATTGACCAGTTGTCCGTCGCAGGCGATAATCCTTGCATCCCAGAGACGTATCAAATGTCTTGGATCTTTACTCATCCAAACTTTCGAGGAGAAGGTTGGAGTAAAGTTTTGTATGGAATATCTTTCTTTCTGGTAAATCGATTAGGAATGGGGTTAACATCTGACCACTGGTCCTCAACGTCTGATAAAGCGAAAGACCGATCGTGGGACAAATTAGTCTCTAGAGGACAATTAACGCCTAGAAAAACACCATTTGGGAACACTAAATTTGATTACCATGGTAAAACACCAGATCCATTTGATGACTGTGAACAGCCCGGTGATGGTGATGATGGTGCCACCGATTCAAGTTGGATGATGAAAGATTATTCGGCTTTTTCTGATATCTATCGTAAGCTAAAAGATAATCATGAAAATCTTATGAGCGCAGTTGACAACAGACAACAAGTGGAGAGCGAACTTGAAGATCAAGCCGCTATTAAATTCGAGAAGTATTATAAAACATAATTGGAGTCTTTGTGGATATATTAAATTTTGTGCTTGTCTCTTATGGGATGACCTTTATCTTGGTTCATGGCAAGATCTTTGAGGACATAAGACCAAAAAAAGATTATAGCAAAAAATGGAACACCCTATTTCACTGCCCTTTGTGTGTGGGCTTTTGGTCTTCTCTGTTTTTGTTTAGCATAAACGATTACACAGAACTATTTACATTTGAATATTCCCTAGGGAATGCTTTCTGCCTCTCTTGTTTGGGAGCCGGAACTAGTTATTTGCTCTCCATGGTCGTTGATGACTTTGGTATAAGAGTATCATCAAGATCAGGAGGTGATTATGTTGATGATTAAACGATGGATGCTTCAACCAGTCCGCCGTTGCTGTAGCGGATCCTGAAGCGAGCCGGTAGCGCCGGCAATAATTTTATTTGAGGAAAATATGTCTAAAAATTTACTTAGAGAGTTTTATGCTTTGTGTGAAGGTGGTATTTGTCAAGACCTTCTAACCGAAGATGAAAAAACAGAAATGGCTTCTGGGGTGTTATATCTTTCTGGTCGACTACAAACTGCTGATAAGCAAAATGGTAATGGCCGAGTATACCCTTTTAATGTTCTCAAAAGAGAAATGGACAATTACATGAAGATAGTAAAAGACAATCGTGCTTGTGGTGAATTAGATCATCCGGATGATTCTGTTGTAAATTTAAAAAATGTCTCTCATATCGTTACTGATTGCTGGTGGGAAGGCAAAGATGTAATGGGGAAGATAAAAGTACTTGACACTCCTTCTGGTAGGATTTTGAAAGATCTTGTCAATGCTGGTGTTAAACTTGGCATCTCATCTCGTGGTTTAGGTTCTGTTACCGAAGGTGCCAATGGAACAGTTACTGTTGAGAGTGATTTTCAATTAATTTGTTTTGATATGGTGTCAGAACCATCAACGCCCAATGCTTATGTATACCCAAAAGCGAACTCTGGGGTCTCTACAAGATTGAGAGAAGTTAAAGAAAATAACATAAATAACCTATTTAAAAAGATCTTAGGAGATTAATTGTGAAAATTAGTAAAGACAGATTAATAAAAATCATCAAGGAAGAACTAGAACATTTATCTGATGAAGAAAAAACAGTTAAAGATTTATCTTATGAATTAGAATTTTTG